TTGTAGTCGAACGCGTAAGTGCAATGCCGAACCAGGGCGTGACAAGTGTCTTTAGCTTCGGGCGCTCCTTTGGCATCATTGAAGGCATCCTAGCCGCCTACAACATTCCTGCGACATACGTTATGCCGGCGGTCTGGACTAAAGGCATAGGCCGTGGTGCAGGTAAGGACGCATCACGCGCAAGAGCCTGCGAACTCTATCCAAGCCACCAGAAATCATTTGCACGGGTCAAGGATGACGGGCGCGCGGATGCCGTTCTCATTGGCGCCTGGTATCTGAAGGGGAACAAGTGAGCCTGCAAGACCTACGAACCCTCAGAGAGCACGCCGTGTACCTGGCTACGCAACTCGAACAAGAGCGTAAAGGATCACGCGACAAGACCGAATTCCTGAAGCGTTTGGTGCATCCAGAGGACTTCGGTCACGCCGTATCAGCGGAAGTCAGAAACCTAGCTTACCAATTACTTATAAACGAAAGCTCCGAATGAAGCAACTCTTACTCCGTCCATCATCCGCAGCACGCTGGATAGCCTGCCCCGCATCAGCACGACTCTCGGAGTCAGTACCCTACGAGCCAGGTGGCGAGGCCGCGCAGATAGGCACTGCTATCCATGCTCTGGCCGAGACTTGCTGGCAGCTAGATCAAGACCCAATGGACTATGTTGGTAAGGTCATTGAAGGCATCACAATGACGCGAGAGAACGCTGAATTTGCCCTAGCGCATATCCGCATGGTGGCCGGATTAGAGAGCGAATTAGGCACAGTCAAGGTCGAGCAATATGGTGTTGCGTATGAGACAGCAGAGGTCAAGGTTGGCGGGACTGCGGACGTTGTAGCGTACAACTTAGACAAGTCAGTGCTCGTGATTGCTGACCTTAAAACAGGTCGCGGTTGGGTGGACGCAGACAGCTACCAGATGAAAATCTATGCGCTTGGCGTGATGCAAAAGTTGGTCAAAGTCTTTGACAAAGTGGGCCTAACTATTGTGCAGCCCCAGACGGGCGAGAACCGCCATCACGAGATGACAGGAGATGAGTTGCTACAGTGGAAAGCGGACGTACTGATACCGGCGGTAACAGCGGCTAAAGATGAGAAGTCAGAGCCGACACCAAGCAAGGAAGCCTGCCAATACTGCCCCGCTAAGATGATCTGCCCAGCGCAGACAAAGGCTCTGGCAGCCGTCCCTGTGACTGCTGACATTGCAACCCTAACGCCTGACCAGGTGTCGGACTTGCTGGACAAAGCAGAACTGGTGGAGGACTTCATTACTGCGCTACGCAAGCAGGCCACCAAGACGCTGGAAGCAGGCGGTGTGCTGCGCGGCTGGCAGATGGCGCCTAAACGTCCCACTAGGCAGTGGACTAAGGACTCGGACGCCGTCCAGGTGCTGCTGTCTGCTGGCGTACCCGAGGCACAAATTTACGAAACATCAATGATTACGCCTGCTGCCGCAGACAAACTGTTGGGCAAGGACAGGAAAAAAGTTTTGGATGCCGTGACAAAGAAGGTTTCTTCTGGACTCACGTTATCCAAATCCCGTGGGCTTGGCGAGAGCACAGCCCTACTACAACTCTGAAAACTGAAAGCTAAACGCAAATGCTAAATCTATCTTCTGGTAGCGGCTCTGGTAATTACATCCGCTTTTCGCCCCAAGCAAACGCTTGGACAAACAACAACAACGAGGAAATCACGTTAAAGAAAGTGGTCTTTGACATCGACAACATTAAGACAGGCTGGCTGCTCTTGGGCGTCGGTGTACGCGATTGGGTCCAAGACGAATCTGTCGGCAAGAAAGGGCCGCAGCCGTCACCAGAGCACAAACGAGGATTCCAGGTCGTCCTGTACAACAAGGAGATTGGTGCTGCTGAGTGGTCATCCAATGGAGTAGGCCCGAACATGGGCTTGGAGCAGATGTACAAGGCCTGCGCTGCCGAACGTACAAGTAATCCTGGTAAGTTGCCCGTGCTGGAGTACGGTCACTCTAAGGCCGAGAAAATCGGCAAGGGTACGACTCGCATTCCTATCTTTGTATTAAAGGGTTGGGTTGCCCGTCCCGCGGGATTGGATGCAGTGGCAGATGAGTTTGAGGCAGAGCCAGCGCCACCTCCAGTAGTGGTGCAGCCGGTACGCAAGGCAGCGCCCAAGCCCGTGGAAGTGGTAGAGGACGACGAGATTTTCTAAGCGTTAGACTAACGCGCCGACGGCTGATCCCCGTCGGCTTTTTTTTCCCCTCAAAAAAGTACAACATGAACAACATTGAATTTGGCGATTGCAGGGAAACAATGCGGCGCTGGAAAGAGCAAGGAATCAAGGCGCAGACTTGCGTTACCAGCCCACCTTACTATGGCTTGCGGGACTACGGCCATGAAGGGCAGATTGGGCTAGAGGAAACGCCAGAGGAATACATCAAGGCAATGGTCGAGGTATTCCGTTGCGTGTGGGATGTGCTGGAGGACGATGGGACGCTGTGGCTGAATATTGGGGACAGCTATGCAAGAAATGGTGGCGGTGTTGAATCAAAAATGAACACAGTACACAAAATGGGAGTTGGTCAAAAAGCGACTTATCTTGCTGGTGGGATGCAAAGCATAAACAAAGTACCAGAAGGGTTAAAGTCAAAAGACCTTATCGGCATCCCTTGGATGCTTGCTTTTGCTCTTAGGGCTGATGGCTGGTATTTGCGCCAGGACATCATCTGGCACAAGCCAAACCCGATGCCTGAGTCGGTGCAAGACCGATGCACTAAAGCGCATGAGTACATTTTTCTGATGAGCAAGTCGCAGAAGTATTATTACGACATTGATTCCATCAAGGAAGATGCTGTAACTGCTGGTAATGTTGGCGGGTCTTTTCAAGGCAGACAAGGTGGTGCTGATCACCATGCACAAAGTGGAGGTGTAGGTAGCGAAGCAAAAGAATATGTAAACAAAAACAAGCGCAGCGTTTGGACAGTAAACGTAAAGCCTTACGCTGGCGCACACTTTGCCGTGTTCCCATCAGACTTGATTGAGCCTTGCATCCTTGCTGGCGCACCATTGGGCGGTATTGTTCTTGACCCGTTTATGGGTAGTGGGACAACGGGACAGGTAGCACAAAACCTTGGTCGGCAATACATTGGCTGTGAATTGAACATTGACTACAAACCGCTGCAAGACAAGCGTCTGGCGCAGCAATCTTTAATATTGGAATAGTGATGCCAGACACAGAAACAATAGCCAAGGCCTTGGGTAACGCCAAGCAGGTGAACGGGCAGTGGGTGTGCTCATGCCCCGTACCCGGCCACGGCAGAGGGAACGGCGACAAGAACCCATCACTCTCGATCACCGAGTCTGATGGCCGTGTGCTGTTTCACTGTCACGGCGGCTGCGACCAGAGGGACGTTTTCGACGCTGTCAGAGCTAGGGACTTGCTACCTACTACACCGAAGCGGGAAGAAATCAGCTTTACCCAACACCAGGACAAGGTACTGGAAAAGGAATGGGTGTACCGCGCAGAGGACGGCACTGAACTGTTTACCAAGCGCCGATATAAGACTAATGATGCCAAGGGTAAGACATACTCTATTCACCGCGTGGATGCCGCAGGGAAGCGGATAGCGGGGATAAAGGACACCAGAATTGTTCCCCTCAATTTGCCCGAGATTATTGAGGCAAAGCAATCAGGCCGAGCCATCTACCTAGTTGAAGGCGAGAAGGCAGCGGACGCGCTAACAAGTATTGGCGCCATTGCAACGACAAGTCATACTGGTGCAGGGTCATGGCCGACGGAAATAACGCAATACTTTGCAGGCGCCAATGTCGTGGTAATTCCTGACAATGACCAGCCAGGAATATCTTACGCCAAACGCGCAATTGCTCACCTCTTACCCGTGGTCAAGTCAATTCGATACCTTGACCTTGGATTGATGATGGAGGGCGATGACGCTTACGAGTGGGTATATCACGCAAAAGGTACGCGCAAGGAACTGGCAGAAATGGCTAGGCAAGCTCCAGTAATCACCGATCACATACAGGCAGCCGAACCCGAGCCAGTGTTATCAGAAGCCTTTAACCCGACTCCGCAACTGCTCAACATTGAGGCTTGGGACACCATCAAGGACGAGCCTGTCAACTGGATCATTGAGAACGTGTTGCCGGAGGGTGGTTTCGCAGCCCTGTACGGGCCACCAGGTAGCTACAAGAGCTTTGTGGCACTCGACATAGCCGAGGCGGTGGCCACAGGACGCCAGTGGATGGGTAACCAGGTTACGAACCCTGGCGCTGTGCTGTACATAGCCGGAGAGGGTCATGGCGGTATCGGGGCAAGGATCAAGGCTTGCAAGATCAACCACCAGACGCAGGATGGCGCCGAAATCTACGTCATACGCTACCAGTTGAACCTGCGCAGCAGCGCGGATGACTTCAACTTATTGATGCAATCCATTGACGCGCTGATAGAGCGCACGGGCATAGAACTGCGCCTGGTGCAGATAGATACTTTAGCCAGAGCCTTCGGCGGCGGCAACGAGAACGACAGCCAAGACATGGGCGCCTTTATCCATAACGCAGGGCGCCTACAACGCAAACTCAACTGCGCATTGATGGTTTTGCATCATTCAGGCAAGGACGCCACCAAAGGATTGCGGGGTCACAGCAGTCTGCTTGGCGCCGTGGATACGCAGTTGGAACTGCAAAAGTTGGAGCAGGAAGTTAAACAAGACGGCGTTGCCGGTAAAGGAGTAATCACAGTGAGCAAGCAAAAAGACGGTCAGGACAACATTAAATTTGGGTTTGAGATGATCCTTATTGACATTAATCAGAAGCTAAACGACGCCTTGGAACTCAGCAAATCCATGTCTTTAGCGGTCAGGGAAGCGTTGGAAATGATCCCAGAGGAGTACAAGAAAAAGAAAGAAGCGAGAGTTCCACCATCAAGAGAAGGCGCTGGAGGGGTCCAAAAGGTGGCTCTGGATGCCTTACACAAGGCAATTTCAGAGCACGGCGAGATGCGGGTAATTGACAATAAACGCAATAAATCAATCCATGTTGAGCAGTGGAGAGAAGCCTTTGAAGCGGCCCAGACCGACAAAACAGGCGTCAAGAAGCGGTTTACAAGGTGCGTGCAGAGCCTCCAGAACGCCAAAAAGGTAGAGGTTTTCGATCCCTTTGTGTGGGTTATTTGGAACGATGGCGGTCAAGATGGAGGTGACTTTTAAGTGTTTGGGCAAATGGACAATTGGTGCAAATGGGGTACAAATGGAAGGACATTAGGAACACCATTTGTACCAGCATAAATTGGCTGGAAAACGGTACAAATGGGCGCGTAAGTCTTAGTACGCGCCCCATTTGTCCCGTTCAGCCAATGCCCAGACCTTTGACCAAGTGGAAGTTTTAACGAAATATTGACGGAGAACAAATTGGCGACAAAGAAACTTAAAACATTGGCGATTGCAGCGCCGACCATGCCGAGCTTTCCAGCAGACAAGTTTGACGTGTTCAAAAACGCGGTGCTATCAGAATTGCAGCAACGTAAGAATATCCATGATGGCAAGTGGGGTATTGATAGGCTGGTCTGGTTGGTGGATAGCGGGTTGCGCGAAAAGGTGTGGCTGCAACTGGAGCGCGTCTGGCAGGCACAAGAAGATCGAGACGACGTAAAGCTGGACAGGGCGGTCAAGGGTATGTGCAAAGCCTACGACGCAATGGAGACCTGGGCTGCGGCCAACGGGGTCAGCGAACTGCCGGACCTGAGACAGATCGAGCACCAGCGCGATGACGGTACGGTTTTCGTGATCGTGCCCGACGAGCGTGCCAAATCACTCTACTGCCAACAATGGCCAGGGACAACGGACAGAGATGTCTGGACGGCGGCAGAGATTGCGATAATCCTAGCCAAGCAAGCAGGTGGTCAACTGGGCGAGATCAAGCGACTGTGGCCAGAGAGCAAGCTGGTAGCGGTTGGCGGTTCAAGCGGGTTCGATGACATGGTCAATGACCTGGATATGGTGACACCGAGCAAGCAACCGAAACTGTTCGACACAAAGGCGTTTAAAGGGGCTAAATGATGCGTAGAGGCGATTATGTGGGGCTGGGCATGGGTAAGGTGCTTGGGTGCGCTATTTTGCGTTGGAGGGCGTTTTAATGGCTGGACAACCGAAAAAGGTCAGCGACCTAGCGGTGCTGGACTCGCTTCAGGTAGAGGAGATCGTGGCCATGTTCGAGGCCGGTAAGTCAACGGCGCGGATATGCGAGCAACTGGGAATCGGGCGGCGGGCGCTAGAAATCTGGTGCGATATGCCCGAGAACGAGCATAAAATTGCTCGCGCGCGCGCCCGTGCCGCAGATGTGCTCGCTTGCCAGACGCTGGAGATTGCTGACCAGGCAGCGCCAGAGGAATCGAACCTGGCTCGCGTGCGCATACAGACGCGCCAATGGGTCGCAGAGCGCTGGAAACCTAGCGTCTACGCCCAGCAGCGTGGGCCTGCGGTGAACATCTCCATAGGCGGCCTGCGCCTTGACGCGCTGCGCCATGTCGAGGTGGTGCAGGACGTTGACACCATGCCGCAGGTCTGTGGATAACCATGCCTCAACCTGTTCTACTTCATACGACGGGCATTATGTTAAGTTGTTTGGCCTGTGACTATCCTGTGGATAACCTAGTCCTGTACGCTGGCTACTGGCCGGTGCGCCTGG